AAATGGGATGACTCAGACCGAAATATCCGAAATTTTCATGGTACATAACGGCACAATTTCTCGTATACACAGGCGAACTCTTTGGGGATGGCTGGAATAAACTTTATCCAGGCGCAGGCGCGGATTGCGGGGCCACACCAATTGGAACGCTGGGTGCCGCTAATCCCCCACCCAGGCCGAGCCATTATACCAGACACGGCACTTGATGGTGCCACCAGCAGTCGGCGCTATCCCCAGCGCGGGGCACGCCGTCACCTGATTGGTGACATAAGCGAGCATTCCGATAGTCCCCGAGGGCAGACTCCCAATCGCGTAGCCGGTGAGGATTGGCGTTACTACTGTTGGCGAGGTTGCGCGCACATAACCCGAGCCAGCCGTGCCGATCGTGCCGGTGCCTTCGTCGCCGCCGGTGGGGACGCCGATCTGCACTCCGTTTCCGATAACGGCGTAAGTCGAGCCTCCTCCGGCCGGCTGGAATCGATGCTGAAGATTACGGTAGTAGTTGTTTTGATCGCTCATTCCGCCGAGGGCGATGGCTAGCCGCTGGGAGGAATCATAAAGATCTGTATAGCCGACAGTGGCGTCGAGGACAGCATTTCCAGCTATTTGATAGTTTGTGCTATTTATAATGGCCGCCGTCAGCGCTCCACCCAGCGACAGCCCCGCCGCCCCCGCGTTCGTCGCGAGCGCCTGGAGCGCGGCTGAGGTGGAGTTGGAGGCGTTGGTCGCCATATAGACGCCGGTTCCTCCCGAGTCACCGGGACCACCTGCGTATGGGGTCCCGGTTCCGGTCTGCGCCGTGATCGTCGTCGTGCTCGCCGCGGTGATCGCGGCAACATAGGTCGCTCCGTTCAGCGCGATCAGCGAACAGGCTCCGGCACTCACCGGAATACCCGTGGTTGCCACCACCGTTATCGAGGAGCCGCCCACGGCGATCGAGGCCGCTACCGTCCCCGTATTGCATACGCGCAGGGCCGGAGGCGGTGGGGTTGGAGCCGGCGTAACCGATGCCCACCCCAATTTCACATTCCCGGTCGAATTGGTCACGGCAAGCGAGACGGTGTTCCCAACCTGCGACCACGGCGCCGGATAGCTGGTAACGGCCTGCTGTGCATCTGCAACCCGCGGCGCCAGCAGCAAGAGAATCAGCGGCCCGTATCTAATAATTTTCCGCATCAATCTCTCCTTGTTTGCCAACTACTTCACGGCGATGTCCTCACCCAGCCGGAAAGGGCGGCGTTGGCACCATTCGCCGCTATGGTTGTACCATCATAGTAAAGAACACCAACGACTGGGCTGCCCCCGCCAGCCAAGAGGCCGGTAACAGCCTTGCTGTTCCCGATCACCCGCCCGATGAGAAACGTATTGTCTGCCCCGGATACGATAGTGGATGGCAGAGTGGCAAAAACCGAACCAGTACAGCTACCTGCCGTCGTAATGGCAATGGTGATTGTCACCAGACTTTGCGCCGACATCCGGGAATAAGTCCCTTGCGCGGCGGCGCTGGTCAGCGTTCCAGCGCTGCACGAAAGCGTTGGCGTATAATTGGCCACCTGACCGAGGGTGGCGAGATTTACGCAACCTCCGCCCGTATCGGAGATCACCGTGGCGGCCCCCAGGAACGCGTTGCCGGGCATCAAGAGGCAGCCGGTGGTCGGGGATACGTTGGTGATGTACGGGCTGCCCATCGTCGAGCCGAAACGGTTTGGCCCGAGGACAGCGCCCGTCGCCGTGTTGCGGATCGCGGTTGCGTCGCCGATGTTGACCCCGCTCGCCTGCCCGGCGGTTTGCGCAACGGTGAACCCCACGCCGCCGATCGTCAGCGTCACCCCGGAGACGATCTGGGCTGTCTGATAGCAGGAAAGCTGGACCCACTTCTGCGGCAGTTGCGAGAACGTGCTCACGGTGCAAGCGCCCGGAACGCCGGTTCCCGTCACCGACTGCCCGTTGGCAATCCCGGCGATGGAGGTCAACTGCACAGTGGTCTTGCCGATGACGCTGACGACTGACTGAAACTGGTTGTTGTGGACCCACACCGAGTCGAGCGTCGTGTTTGCCGGCAAGTCAAGCTGGGTGCTGTTGGCTTCCGTCGATGTGTAGATGTTCTCGAACTCATTGAAGGAGACATCCATATTGATGCCGCCCGAGATTATGTTGCCGCCGTTGGCGGAGACATTATTTCGTTGCACAACGCCATTGCCGGCACCGCTGATCATCTGCAGCTTAATCCCGCAATTAGTGTCCCCCGGCGTCGGGGCGATGATCGTATTGCGCTCGATGCGGTTGCTGTCGGAGACGCTGGCCGACAGATCGATGCAGTGATAGGCGTGGTTGTCGGCAAAGATGCCCCGGAAAATCTGGCCGTTGGTCTGCCCGATCGCCGTCACGGCGCGGATGAACTCGCCACCGGTGACGCCGTTCTGGCCGGTGATTTCCGTGATGTTGCGGATCGTCGGCTGCTCAAGTTGCAACCCGGTCGAGGCCGAGGTGTCGAGCAAGAAGACATCGTGACCGGCCGAGCCGACGCCGCTGTTGCCGTTGCCCAGCAGCTTCGGCATCACGGTAAAATCCTCGAACAGCCAGGGGCCGCTATCCGCAATCGCGGCGGGCTTGGTGTGGAAAATGTCTGTCGCGCTGCCCGTCGTGTCGGCTATCTGGAATGTCGCCGGACCCCAGAGGTGAATCGGGTGCTGGAACAGCAACACCTCGGCGCCTGTTCCGCCAATCAGATAGCAGGCGTTCCCGAGATATAGTTCGGCCATCCCACCTTTAGTTGGGCCTCTCGCGTAAGCCCTGGCAATCGCCGCGGTAATCGCCGCGGTATCATCTGCTGCGCAAGTGCCATCGGTTCCGGGGATTTTCAGCGTTGCCAGCGTCGATGCCATCCCCGTTAGGTCATTGATATCGTTTGAGAGAGCGTTGATATCGTTTATCGCCGCCTGGAAATTATTGCGGATAGGCGTGGAGCTATACGGCAACCCCGATGCCGGCAGGTTTGGATCGATCGTCGATTGGGAATAGGCCGTTCCGGCGATGACAGCCAGAAAGAGCCCAAGTGCCGCTATACGGATTGGCCGCATCTAACCTTCCCAAATCCACCAGGGCGCACCGGACACGAGACCAAGCACCCAAATTGATCCCAGCCAGACAGCCGATGGCGGCGTCCAGCCGGCATTTTGCAGCAGCGCTGTTCCGGTCCCTGCCATAACCGTTTGCGCCTCTACCGGCGTCGGAGGGAACGGTGTCGCTATCGTTGGAATGCTGGAGGTAGAGATACCGAGCGTCGGCGACCCGTCCTGTGCAACCGCCAGAACCGCGCTGGCCGGGTTATAGATCAGGAGATAAGTCCGGTTGGCATTAGCTGGGATCGCCTGCTGCCCAACACCCGAAAGCGCTATAGTCCCCGAATGAAAAGTCAAAGACGGTGCCGGCAGTCCCCACCCCGTAAAGGCTGAAACGATCACTTCGGGATGCAGCTTGAACGGCGCAGTGGGGTTAAGCTCAGTCAAAACCGGCTGATCGATCGACGATCCCTGCGGCCCCACGATCACCGCGAAACCATTTTGATTTCCGTAGATCGGAGGATACGGCAACTGCCCCGAAATTTCACCCAACCCGCTCTGTGCCACTTCCGGTCGCGGGTCGTTGATCGGCACCGGATCGGGCGGCAGGATGACCGGCTTCAACTGCGGCTGCGGCTGAGACAAGCACTGCCAGCAAGCACGGAACCCGGTATCCGCCAAAGATGAACCCTGGAATTCCATTTGCGGCTGGAGGTTTACCCTGTTGAACCACCCGCCGCAAAAATCACAAACTGCCGCCGCTGATGGCGAGTAAGGATTAACCCTAACCTGGTGCGCGCGATCGGCGTAGGCCACTAGAGGTTCCAGTACCCTGACAGGTCCGGCGACACCATAACGGGGGCACCCTTATCTACGTCCTCTGCCGTAGCCCACTCCCACGCCTCAGTGCGGTCGTCCAGCAGTCCGCCGGCACCCGCTGCACCAATCAATGCCGGCGCATATTTCCGTGCCAGGCGCCATGCCAGTTCCGCTGCCAGCGCATCGAGAAAGCGCGTGGGCGCGTCAGGAGTTTCGCCATTCGGCAGATTGGCGTCCTGAGCCTGCCGCAACGCAAAGCACGTCACCGCCGCGCTCGGGTAGCCGACAAAGGGCACCGGCCACAGCGTCATAGTCGTTCGGTACGGCGGCCCCAATCGATCCAGCCAGAATAGCGTCGGCAACCCCTGCATTTGCTTGTTCGGGATACGTGCGTAATCGGCGCGACCTCGCGGCCGCAACCACCGATCCTGGCTCCCCGTGATGACAACCTGCGGATCGTTGCTGACGATCGGCTCGGACGGATCATACAGCGGGGCATCCATGTCCGGTCCCTGACCCGTCGAGAGGATCGTGTTGTAATAGGTATCCGCAAGCGAGATCACTTCCGGCGGAAGCACATAGGTTGCCTGACCCGCCACAAGCTCGACGACAAGCTGCTCAAGCGCAAAGAGATTAAGACCCTTGTTCGTCCAGCTTTGCAGCGCAAGGTTCAGACTTCGAGATGCGTCTGCGGTGTGGTGAACCTCTAATTGCGTCGGCCGGATACCACACCGCGACCATGCCTCAAGCATCAGCTCCCCGTTGGAAAGCTGGAAATTATACGCCCCCGATGTCGTACCCGGAACGCCTTGAGGCATCTTGCACGCTTACACTACCGGCGCGACGGGAGCGGGTTGGCTATCGCGGGCGAGCAGCGCGTCAAGTTCCGCCTGCTGCATCGCGGTCCGCGGGGTCATGGCGAGAAGCACATCGCGACGCTTTTTCTCGTCATCGGTCAGCGGAGAGCCGACCGGCGCGACTTTCTCCCGCGCGCTCAGCGCATCCATTTCAGTCTGCTCTGCCGGCGTGCGGGTCGCCTGATCGCGGAGAACGCCAAGGCGCTCTCTCTCCACATCCGTCAGCGGCCGGCGCGCATCCAGCGCGTCCATCTCCGCCTGTTCCGCCGGGGTACGAGTCTCCTGACCGCTCAGAACAGCGAGACGAGCCGTTTCCTCAGCCGTCAACGGTGCGTTGAGCCCGCCCGTGGCAGCCCGCGCCTGATCGATGGAAGGCATCGGCACCTTCGGATTACCCGGATCGCCACCGTGCGGCTGCTTGCCTTCGCCGGTAGCCCAAAGGGTTGCGGCTCGGCTAAACGCTTCCGCCTGGCTCGACGCGTTCTCGATCCGGTACTCGGCGACGTGGAAGCCGTCGTTGACGCGCACGAGCCAGTCATGCGCAAGAGTGGTAAAATCAGCCATCGGAGACCTCGCTCAGTGAAACGATTTCAGTGTCTTCGCCAAGCGCGCCCGTCGCGCCAGCGTCGGGTTGTCAGAGTGCTCCGCCTTGGCTAGTTTCTTCGCCGGTATCTTTTCGCCTTCAGGTACATGCAACTCCCGGTGGAGCGCGCCTTTGTGCGTGACAGCCCCGGCGATCCAGTTAGCACGACCGCCGGTCGCTAAGGGTGCGGCTGGGACGTTCCCTTGCCCCCCACATCGATATGGTCAAGCCGCGACTCGTAGCCCATCTTCGGCGCGTCACCGGCTCCGCTGAACGGGCTTTTCGGTGTCATCCGGCCGCCGCGGGCGCGCTTGTCGAGGCGAGGCTTGGAGGCATGGCCTTTGACCTTGCCGCCGTGCTTGCGCACCTCTTCCTCGCGCGCAATCATCGCCTTAGTGCGCTCGTCCTCGGGAACAGCGCTTTTCTTCTCTTCGCCCATGACCTTGCCGCCATCGGCTTTCATGTGTCGGCCGCTCTTCATCATATTCCTCCTTGACCAGAGCCTTCGCGAGCCTGGACAGTCTCGATAACCTGGAGCACCACCGGATCGGTCCCCGCAGTGATCGTCATCCTCCACGCGAAATGCGGTACGATTACCGTGTCGATCTTCGACGCGTTCAATGCGGACCAGCCTGTCGGCGAAACAGCGATCGGCGGGTAAGCGCTCTGCGACTCCGGCGATGCCTGATACGGCGTCAAATCCTGAATCACATTGGGATCATCCAACGTGACCTCGAAATTCGCCGTCGCCGTCACCCCCGGCGCAAAATACATCAGGACGCCGAGCGCCCCCATCGACATCCATTCGCGGATGAACCATTGCGTCGAGCCAGTGCCGTCAGTGCCGGCGATAACATTTCCAGCCGTGGCGGCGCTACCTCTGATCCGTGTAACAGTCTTGAAGTCTAGCGCCGATTTGACGGCGACAGCCGCGCCGCTGACGGTATCGGTTTGCGCGATACCAAGGCGATCTGTTCCTGTGATCGTCCAGGTAAGAGCCGAATCATCCGCAGCTGACGTGATCACGACCCGGCGCGCGACACCGCCGCTATCGAGCGTCCCCACCCCGCCAGTAACCAGCGAACCGTTTAGCGTCAGGTTCCCGGCCGCGCCAAGGCTCTGCGTCTGCGCCAACCCATTGCTGACGGCTGCCGCGAGCTTGTACGAGATACGGAGCGGGTTCATTACCTAGAATTGCGTAACGCCGACAAGACCTGCCGCCGTCCCGATGTTTGCCAGCGGCAATTCAAGAAAGATCACAAGCCGCCGCGTGTTATTCGAGGCCGTCTGAAGCGCAAACGTCCCGCGAACGTCGCCCGTTATCGCAGTCGCCGGGCTGGTCGTGACAGCGGCGGTAAAGCCAGTCGTCGCCGAAATCAGCGTCGTATCCGGCGAGTAAATCTTGAGGAATTGAAACAGGTCGCAGCGCATCAAGAGGCCGATCGTGTCGCTCTGTCCCACCGAGATGTTGGCGCCGGATAGCGTCCCCGCTGGCGTGATAGAGGTGATGTACTTGAACGCCTTTTTGCCTGTCGCCGTGCTTGCATTGGTCAGCGTAATCGTTTCGGTCATTGGATAGCTGTAAACATCATATCCAGCAACCGTGACCGTCGCCAAGTGGTCGTCGCCGACCGAAAGAATTTGCAGCGTCCTAGCCAACGCCTTCGTCGGGTCCCAGAACAGATTGCCGCCTGACGAACCATTTCGTACCGGCGCCATCGCCACATCGATGGCGAGTAGCCCCGTGACCGCCAACCTGGTCGTAGCGCTGGTGATCGACGTGCCGACCGTAATCCCACCGCCCGTGGCCGATACGAGGGTTAGCTTCGTCCCAGCAACCGGAACCTGCGCAGCGGCAATCGATACCGTGCTGAGGGTTGACGGCACCTGATTGCAGATGCAAATAGGACTCGTTCCCCACCACCCATACGCGCCAGGGTCCGCACCAGTCAACGAATCGTTTGAACGACCCGGCTGGTACGCATACGGGACGCGCGGGTCCAATATCCCAATGCCCTGATCAAAGATCGACGGCGACTGGCTAGGATTGCTCACGGTAGACTCAATCGCCGCGCCAGACGAGCTAAGGCCATAGCTAACCAACGGACCGGAAAATCCAGTAATCGCCATCAGATCGCCTCATCCATGAGGGGCATGTAAGGCACTTTCGCTACTCCTCACGGTTCTTCACAGTAGCGGGAAAGTAAACCCTAACTAATTGGAAGGGAAAGTGCCTGCGGCCGCACGCCAATCGTCGTACCCAAGATAGTATCTTTCGTAAGCTTTCACCAACAGATTGTCGGTGGTGAAGTCCACCTGCATGCTGGTTTCAAAGGGTACGCGATCGAGGTAGATAAAGCCGCCCTGATCCGAGCAGACGAACCACGCGAAGGCGCTCGTCAGGAAGTCCATGACCAGATAGCCATCGGCGAGGTCTTGGTTTTCCTTGATCGCGTTGATGTCGTTGTTCGCGGTGCCAACCCGGAGTGGGGTTTCGAGAAGCCGCTTGGCGGTGTGGCGAAGCTCGACAGGAACCACCAGCTTCTTGCCCTGCGCGCCGATCAGCAGCGCGGCATTGTCGCGGAAGCGGCGGACCAGATTGTTGAGGTAGAGCAGCCCGGCTTCGTTGAGACCCATCTGCGTCGTCGGCATGTTCGGGACGGACGCACCGTCAACCGGATGCGCTGTCGAGAACAGAGCCTGCCCGTCGCCGCCGATCGCCGGATTGACGACGTTGCCGTTGTTGAAGACATCGGCCGCGATGATCTCTTTCGTCTGGCGAAACGATTTGATCAGGCCAAGGTTCGTCGGATCGAATTGCTGCTTGTAGAGGTTGTCGTCGATCGCCTCACGAGTCCACGAGTAGCCGAGGCCGATCGCGACGTGGATGTGCGAATAGACGTAACGCTGCCCGGCACCCTGATCGAAGTTGGTCGGCATGCCGGTATTCTTGAGACCGGCGAGCGGCAGATAGCGTGCCGAGACGGTGCGCTCGACCTGGAGGTCTGAGTGCGACTGCGCAAAAATCTGCGACCACTGTGTCGGAATCTGCTGGTAGTCGCCCTTGATCTTGCGAACACCCGGCAGAAGCATCGCCGGGATTTGGCCTGTCGTGATAGCCATATCTCAGCCCTCCTAGATGCCGGTACTCGTGCGGTACTCAGACGTGTTGAGCACGACATCGAGATAATTGTTGGTGGGTTGCCCGGCGGCGGTCGGCAGGAAGAACGAGCCAACCGGGTCGTAACCGGGCTGGAACATCTGCGAGATGCCGACGATGCGAAGCGGGAGCGTCGCCGTGGTGAGGTTGAACGTCGCGGCATTAAGATAAGCCGTCGAGATGCCCGTGGTGGTATTCGGCGACCCGTTCTGCGCCAGATCGATATTGCCGCCGCGATCGAGGATGTTGCCGGGGTTCGATGCGTCTGTTCCGCCGAGCTGAGCGGTGAACACCATCGTCGGGTCATCATAGATCAGGCAGGCAATATCGCCCGATGGACTCTCGGTCCCGGCGTACCATTGCTTGTTGACGACCTGCTGCAAGACCGTATCGAAATACGGCAGACAGCCGCCGAAGACGCCGAGCGAATGAGTGTCGGCAGCAGTGTAGATGCCGACATAGCCATAGACGGTGCTGCCACTACGGGTTTCGACAAGATCGCCGAACCCGATTGCCCCGGACGTACCCGCCTTAATATGGTAGATATTGGCGCTGAAATTCCCCGCCGAAGGGCGCAGCGCCCTGATCGGGCGCAACCCGAACGGCGCGAGTGTGAGAGTTGCCACGGCATTGTCCTTGCCGCGACCTACCCCCTCAGAGCGCCCTCGGGATCGGTTCGCTGATTTAGAGGATCAGACACATTCCAGCGCGAAATGTAGCCCGTTGGAAGGGTAGCTAGACGCGCCTCCGCGCGCTGTCAAGCAAATACTTACATCAGCGGGCGGATATCGACATCGATTTGCGCTGCCGGGCTGCCGTCGAGATTGACACGGCGAGCAAAATCTCGCCCTGAATCGCCCGATTGCGCCGCTGCAAGACGATTGGCTTTCTGCTCATAAGCCATCTGCCGCTGTTCGGCGTTCGCTTCGTCGGTCAACCGCTGCGGCCGCATAAAAAGCCGCTGGCCTTCGCGATCGATTGTCTTGCGCGCCCAGCCGACCGGGCAGAGCTGCGGAAAATGCGCTGCCGGGGTCGGAACCCAGCCGCCGTTCTGTATCCGCACAAAATATGACGGGTCTTCCTCCTGCCCCGTCACATGAGTCACCCACCACTGGTAGTCCCAGCCTTGACGGCGCCCCTGCTGTGGGACTTCAAATGTCGTATCGGCACCGCCGCGCCGGCCTTCACGGGTCAGTGTCCTGCCGTCTCCCAGGCCGTCAATAAAGGCTTCGAGATCGTCGGTCGGATTCGGAGAGCGTGCACTTACCGGCATTTCTCGCTCTGCCGGCATCGGAGTTGCTTCCCGCCGCGACGCGGGGCGCCCCCGGCTGCGCTTCGGCTTGTCAGCCAGACCGCCAATCAAATCATCACTCATTTGGATTCTCCACATCGGCGGTCAGATCAATTGTCTCGTTGTCGATTTCGATCGATACGGAAGCCGTTTTCAGACGATAGCCATCGGGTGCCGGAACGCTCCCGAATGCTGCTGCGATCATCCGGTCCCGGCGCTCGCGGGCCAACGCAAGCCGCTGTTTCGATTCGTCGATCAGCGCCCGCTCGACGGCGATCTGATTGCGGACCTCGTAGGGTGTCATCGGTACACCCCGTCAACCCGCAAGCCGGTATCGCCCCCCGTTCGCTCGATATCAGCGATCTCCTGCTGATCCTTGAGGTAGCGCTGAAATCCGGTTTCGTCCCGTCCGTAACCGTTGACGCGAGCAAACTCCCGCAAATCATCGACCGTCACATTCGCCCCGATCTTGCGGGCAATCGCCAGCGGATCATGCGTCCCGTCACGAGAAACTGGCGTCGTAGAGCGCGAGACCGGCGCCCCCATCGAGGAGGCGCGAGGTTGTGATCGGTGTTGAGGCATCGGCTGCTGTCCATTCCCGTTAGGTTGCGCTTCGCCGCGCTCATACGCCTCGAACCGCTCGAACCGCTGCATTTGATCGGTCAGCGCTCGAAAATAGGCCGGAGAGCCAGGCTGAATGCCATCCGCAACGACCGTCGAGTGCGCCGCGACGGCGTGGTTGTAGTAGGCGCCATCGGTGTAAAACCGCGCATGATCGTCCATCCATTGCTTCGATGCCGGATCAACCTCCATCGCACCGCCTGGCGTCGTAACACGCACCGCGTTGCTGGCGGGTTGCTGAGCCGGCTGCGTCTGACGTTGCGTTTTCTGGCTTTCAAGCCACGCCTTGCGATCGTTCAGCCGCCCGAGATTGCTCGTGGCCTCGGCCAATAATTGATAGGCTTCGGCTGCGGCCGAACCGTCGCCAGCAGCCGTCGCCTCGGCGATCGTCCGCTTCGCCTGATCGACGAGCGACGCCTGCGCTTTGAGGCCGGTATCAACCGCCTGCTCTTGCGCTGCCCATGCACCAGTATCGGCTGCCGTGGCGCGCGCCTTGGCGTCAGCCGCCTCCCTGGTCGCATTGCGCGCATCTGCCTCGGCAGCCTCGCGGCTGCGGCGCTCGGTGTCGAGTTGAGCGCGGATTTCCTCGACAGCCTGTTCGGGCGAGGAGTTATCGTGTTCAGGCGGCGGTGAAGTAGCCGTCCCCGGCTGGCGGGTTAAGAGGTCGCCGTTCGGAACATCGCTCATCGGTTACACCAGCACGTTGGGATCGGAAACTCTGCCATAGATGTCGGCAGAATAGATAAATTTGCACGGGTATCCCGTGTAATCCACATTCAGAGCGCCTAAAATCTGACTTTTCGAGGCTCCAACGCCACAAAGGGATACAGCGCGCGTGTTTTCCTGTAATGAGAATACCCAATCGCCGATTTTCAGCGGGTTGTCACCATATTTAGGCTCGTTTACCTCGACATCAGGGCCAATCTTGACGACAAGCCCAACTTTACCTTGGTAAAGATCTTCAACTGACAATTTGTGCGTCACCAGACCCTTACCGGTCTTGATCAGCTCGGCCATATTGTCTGGCGACAAGACAGAATCTGCCGGTATCTCCAGCCGGGACGACCACAAGACGCCGCTGTGAACATAGGGCGCGATAATGACCTGACTGCCGAACAACTCGACGCCAGAAATATCGCCCAAACTTGTCAAAATCTCGCGCCTTGCATCATACCGCACCATTCGATGGAGCGCTGACGTAGCAAAAAGTTCCTTACTCACCTAACCTCCCTCATTTACAGCTTTAACCAAATCATCAATCTCCTGTCGTGCCTGCCTAAGTCCCGCAATCTGGCCTACCGCCATCTTATAGTCGGCGAAATTATCAGGATCGCCGCCAAGCAAGCCCTCCGAAGTTTCGGCGATTGCTTTATCCAGTTGTAATCGCAAGCGGTGCACAAACTCGGGAAGAGGGATCAAACACGTCCTCCAGCGCGGCGACGCGCGTGCGCCTTCACCGGCACAAGATCATCCATGCCGGATTTTTCGAGGCGACCGATACCGCTTTCCGAACCGCCAACGGTGTTGACCTTGACCGAGCCGCCACGCTTCATTGGCGGTCGAGCCATTGGTGGCACCCCAGCCATCGCCGGGGCCATTGCGCCAGCCATTCCTGGCGGTGGACCGCCCGGCGGCATTCCCACACCCGGCGGCGGCATCCCCGATCCACCCGGAGGCGGCATCATTGGAGGCCGCGGTGCTCCCGCTGCTCCGCCCACTGCCGCGCCGACCTTGGCTCCCTGCTGAAACGCCATCTGACGCTCCGGCTCTCCGCCGCCGGTCGAGATGATGATATTGATCGGCCCCTTGCCGACCTTGCCGCCGCGGGCAAACCGATCAAGCCGAGGTTTTGCTTTGTTGCCGCCGACTTTGCCGCCGCCGCGCAATTTGGTAAGCGGCTCGCCGGGATGATCGTGACGCTCATGCTTATGCACGGCTCCCGCGATCGATTCACGATCCTGCGCGGCATCCGACTTGACGCCGCCACCGGACTTGTACCCGGCCTTGCGGCAGTAATCCTCGGCGCGGTTCTGCTCTTTCCTGCGCAGCTCGGCGAAATCGCTCATCAGAAAGCCCTCGGCGGTGTAGTCGTGGGGAAAGCCATCTTCGTCCGGTCGTGTACCCTATCCAGGGCGTTCTGCTCAGCCTTGTGCTGCAAATCAGCGCCGGCCAGTTGGGCATCCTGTGCCCGTTCAGCCGCGCTGTCGTGCATCCTCACATAGTCTTCCTGTGCATCAGCAGAAGCCTTAATACGCTCAGTTTGCTCGCCGGCCAAGGCTATCCGCTCCTTGCTAGCTCGATCGGCTGCCGCTCCCTGCTCTCTTATTGCATCACCCTGCAACTTCGCTTGGCTGGTCAGTTGCGCTACCGAGAGACGGGTTTGGTTATCCTGCGCCTTCGGGTTCGGTTGCGTGCCGACCTGTGCCGAGGCTCCTGGTGCCGGCGTAAACCGCGCCGGGTCAGGCACCCGAATAACCCGCATAATCTCTTCAAGCACTTCCTCACGGATAGGCTTGCCCGAAGCGTTCGGGAGGCTCATCAAGTCCGGGAACATCTGCGCGACCTGGCCCAACGCCACCGCGCGCATCACACGATGGACGTGCGACGGCGTATTCGGATCGCTCGCCGGCACCAGGTCGAGGTCTTGAAATTCCTCCGCGGTCTGCCAAACCCGTTGCGGCGACTTATTGAACCGAGACAGCAGTGACGGGTCTTCGGCGATCAGCTCTTTCAGCATCTCGAATTCTTCGGTACGGGATTGATGGATGCCCTTGTGCACCGCAGCCATGACCTTCGTACCCTCTTCGATAAGGGAAATCATGGTTCCGACTGGGATATTCGCCGTACCCTCACCGACCGGAATTTCGATCGCCTGCGACAGCTTGCGCCCGTTATCCTCCAACTTCTGAGCCAGCGCCATGACGTTGGCAGACACATCCCGATAAGGCACCGGCATCAGCACATCGTTGATCGACTTCTTCAGTCCTACATTGACCTCAAGCGATCCGCCCGGCGACGGCCTGATCTGTGTCGAATCGGCGCGGAACGTGCCCTTGGCGTGGACGAAGCCGGGGAAAATCGCGTACATCCCGGCATCGATGATCTCCCGCTCCAGAACAGTCAGCGCCCGTTCGGTGTTGCCGAGGATATGAGCAAAACCGAGATAGTAGAACCCGAGACCGGGGATCAGCCCGAACATCACATAACGAGACCGCGGCTGCATTGCGTCGTCGTCTTCACGCCAGTTGCGACGAATTTCGAGAACACGCCGCGAATCCTTGTCGAGCGTTATCCGATATGGCAACGGAAGCCCACTCAGATTTCCTTCATCGTCAGTATGCTCAAACCCCTGAAGATCGATTTCCGTGTAGCACTCATAGATCGTATGCCGATGATCGGCAGGCAGCTCGGCACCGGGGCGGATGCCTTCGACCTGCCCGACAACGCGCTCCATTGTCGTCGGCGTATCGGTCGGCTGCGATAGCGGCTGGTTGAGCCACCATCCCATGAACTGCAGCCGCTTGACATCGGCGTGTCGCATCGGAATGCGCTCGGTGACACGCCCCGCCGTCGCGAGATGCACTGCATCGTTGCTGACGATCAGGTTTTCAGCCTTGACCCACTCGCTGACCGCCATCCGGCGAAGCGGGTTGTAGTAGACCTTGCGGAACTGCGTCCCCATCGGCCCCAGCGAGAACAGCATGCGCGAGAAATCACGGTAATACTGCCGGTCGCCGGTCGTCAGATAGTGGTTGAAATCAGTCTCGAAATCCTCGGCGGTTTCGTCCCGGTTCTGATTCTGCTGTCCTGCCTCGGCGACATCCAGCGGAGGACCACCATTGTCGCCGATCCCTCGTGGCTTTGCCGCCTGGGTGCTATCATCCCGCACCTTGACCGGGCCATCCGCCGGCAGGAACTCAGCGTGGGCATTCGCCCAGAACGTGATCGAGGCTTCCAGCATCAGCGTGTGCCAAACCTTTGACACATTCCCCGATGCCGAAACCTGTCCGCTGGCCTCTTCGTAGATCAGCCCGAGGAATTCGATCGCTTTCTCGGCCATCTTCTCCCACTGCGAGCGGGAGGTCAGGTCGGCCTCAATCCCCTGTAAGAGATCGGACGCCAGCCGATTAAGCACCATCGGATCGACGTGCTCAGCCAGGTTCGCATCGAATTCGCCGCGGAGAAATTCTGGCTTCGGCCCCTCATCACCGTCATCTTCATGCGGGTCGATATCGTCGGCTATCTTCCTGACATCGTTGGCGATGGCGTGCAGACGCGTCAATTCTGCCGTTGAGGACGACGGGAGGCGCGGTTCGCCAACGCCACCATCCATCACGACGGGCTGAAATCTGCCGAGGCCGCTACTGCCCTGCACTTCCGCCTCCAACCATCCCGGCACCGCGAGCCGACAGGATCATTTGCTGAATTACCCGTCCCCGCAACCGTTGTGCCGCGCCATCAGCGCCAGCGGCCGATTTCGTCGGGTGCGCGCGGCTCATTTCCAGCGCGAAATTGGGGCTGAGCAGCATTTGATCGAACAGCGCATCCTGCCGTGCCTGTAGCGCATTCCGCGCCCGGCTGAACATGATCTTGCCAGCAACACTCCCCGCAGCCGCCGCGGTTCCGAAGATATGCCCCAATGGTCCGAGAATACCGCTCAGGTGATGGCCGACATGCTCGCCCATCCGCTCGGCGAGGATCGCCGCGGTTGCTGTTCCGATATCCGTGCCGTGGCCTTCGCCGTGCCCGCGGCCTGCGGTCAACTCGGCGGTATCGGACCCGCCCTTGTTGACCTTCGCTCGCGCCACCTGACTGGAGCGTTCGAGATCGCGCACGATTGCATCGAAGTTGCCGATCCGACCGGGGAACAGTGTCGAGAGAACATCGCGGTTCTGATCGACAAAATTACTGAGCCGCTTTGGCATCAACGCGCCGTCTTCGCTCCCGGCTGTCAACGCACCCTCAAAACGGCGCCTGATATAATCGACCGCTGCCCGCCGCAAACCTTCCTGTGCCGCCGCCTCGCCTTTCGTCAAATTCATCAGGAGCGCGGCTTTCTGCTGTCGGTTCGCGCCGTCGAAAACACGCTCGATGGCGCGCGCAGGGTCATCTTGCAGGAACATCCCCGCTACCGATTTGGTAAATTCATTCCGCGCCGCCTGATGTGCCTCAATCGCTCGCTCTACGGAGCGTTGCGCCTCCGTAGCATTGGCAAAACGATCACGCAGCCCTGGCATTTCGGATAGCGCGCTCTCGTGTGTTCTCAGCCAAGTATCAGCCTTCCCCGGCACGACCTCGCCGTCGCGAACCGCCGCCTGTGCGAACGAAAACGCCGCATAGTCAGTCGCCGCATCCAATGCCTCCGGTCGCCCGCCAGTGATGCGCGCGTATTCCCGCATCCCGGTTGCCCCCTCCGCGCCGGGGCGGAAAAACCGTGGCAGCAACCCCGCATCCGACCAGCCTGGTTTCAGCGGATGATCGCGGGTGTGTTGCGCCAGCGATTGCCGGATATCGTCAAGGCTTTGCTGCGCCTTGGCTGCCGTGTTGAACTTGGCGGCCAGCTCGGGACGTGCCGAAAGCGCCCCGTTGTACTGTTTCAACCACGTCTCGTATTTCGACAGGTCGAGCGTGCCGTCCGGCTTCTGCGCCGCTCGTCGCAGCGAGAACGCCAGCGCGTCATCAAGCGCGCCGTGCGCCTCTTCCGGTGCCGCCGCAAGAAACCGGTCAACCGCCTGCCGAGCGTTCGCGCCTTTGTTGGCAACAATCCACGGCACCTCCGCATCGGTTAGGCGGTAACTGTCGTAAGCCCCGCCTTTCTGGAGGATTTTGCCGACCGCGTGCAGGGTGCCGGGAGTTTCGCCACGGAATGTCTGCCCCATCTGGCGGTAGCCGGCATTCCATTCGGCGAACCGCTCGCGGGCTTCGGGTGTGAGTGGGGTTAGGCTGGGAGTTTGCGGAATTCCCTGATCGCTCGCACCACCCCCAAGTCCCCCGCTTCCTTCGCCAGGTCTTCCACCACCCGGAGGTATCGCTCCCGCTCGTACCGGCTCAGTTGGCTGGTTTGCTGTTTCAAGTATTCCACGCCCTGTCTCGTCTCGTCCTGCGGCGCGGAGAGCGGCGGGATTTGCTGCGTAGGCTCGGGCGACATCACGAGCAAAAGATGGTCCCACCTGCCCCTGGTTTGCAAGGTCTCCGATGCGCGCGGTTATTCCCGGCATTCCCTGATGAATGACCCCCGCCTGCTCACCGACATCGATATGGGCAGCAGCCTCCGCAATCGCCTGATCTACCCCTTGCTTCAAAATCCCCAAACGCAAGGCTTCCTGCGGGTCCGACCCTTGTAACCCTCGCAGTCTGCCGTTGATGTTGGCGCGAAGCTGAAACGCCCGCTCGACCGGGATCAGGTTGCCCCATTCACCGACCGTGTTGTACAGATTCCGCTCGGCGCCACTCAGCGTCGCGCCACCTTCAGCCGGGAACATCTCGCCAATCTGCGATACTGCCGTCTTAATCGGGTCCGGTCGCATCCCCATCGTGCCGGAAGGATCAATCGCTTCCCGCATGGCACGCAAACGCTGCTGTTCCGTGGCATAGGCAGCAGCCAACGGCTCGCGCATGGCCGCACCGTACCCGGCCGGAGCCAAGGCGCGTTCCTCGGGGCTGCCAAGCGCTTCCACGCCACCGAATTGACCTGTCGCCTTGTTGAGATTAGCCCCAGCGGTCTGTTCCGCCGAAGTCAGTGCAGCCGTTTCCGGTGCCCGCTCAGCCTCGACCGCGCCGCGCGCTGCTGCCCCTGCCTCTTCCGGCGTCAGGCTCATCGTCAACATCGATTTCGAGGCACCAGCCCGTGCCGCCGCTACATCGCTCTCCGTCGTCGTATCGAGATCGGCCAGATAGCGGCGTAGGTAGTTTTGCGTATCCTCGATCGAGGCGGCAGCCGGTGCCTGCCCTTCGAGGTGTCCCATCCGCGCCGTATCGCCCGCCGCCCGCTGTTCCAGCACATCGCGGCCAAACTCAGGTGATTGCGTTTGACGATCGCGCTGCGCCCCCAGCAATCCGACATCGCCCGATAGTTCAGCCGTTGTCGGCAATGATCCCGGCACCAATTCGCGCGGTGCGGTTTCGATGTTCTGCATTGCGGCGCCGGGGTCGGCTGTTGCGGCCATGAACCGTTCGGTCGCACCAGCTCCTGCGGCTGTCTCGCGCGCCGAACCCCGCAGCGGCGGCGTGCTGCGGTAGAGATAACGCGCGCCGCGACCCGCAGCATTTGCCCCTTCCAGCAGCGCACCTGTTCCGAAGCCGCCCACAAGATTGCCTGCCATGTAGGCGAGCGGCCTGTACGGCTCCGGCGCCATTTCCTCACCGATACCGCCTGCCGCACCCGAGGCGGCACCGATCGCGGCATTGGCGGGAAGCGAGCCGGCAGAAATCGCCTGTTCCAGCGGACGCGCCGAACGCCCGACGATTCCTGATAGCAGCCGCGCCTTTCCCATCATATTCGGCGCCAGCATCATGCCGATGTTTTCGCCGACACGTTGTTCAACGTGTTCCTCCGGGGTTACGGCTGGCACGCCCGCCTCGCCGATGCCGACGCGCCCCATCTGCTGATTGATCCAACCGCTGCCGCCGATTGGATTGGTGTAGAGCGGCTCCGCGGCTATCTGTTTTTCAGTCTGCAGCCAATCGCTTGGCGATTCACCCGAGAACGGACTCGTGATGTTGTGCGCAAGCCCGTGAGCCGTCCGGTAGCCAAGGTTGAGCGCCCCGGCAGCAAGATCGACCGGCATTCCAAGGGTAGACGCCACTAACCCGGTATTCACCCCCGCTAGCACATGAGTTGCCGCGCTGTATTTCGGTGTCGGAGCCTCGGGCGGCGTGTACCCCTCAAGCGCCGCGTCCGCATCGGCAATAGCCGGATGCTGCGGTGCAGGCGCAGCATTACCCGCGCCCTGCCCCGGTGCGCTCAGTGTCGCGTCGATATCTGACAGGGCGTCCGCGTAAGGCATTATCGCAGCCACCCGGCTTGCGAGGCCGCGGTCATCTGCCCCCTGATGCGTTGCAGTTCAGCGCGCCCTTCCGGCGTCTGGTTCCACTTCGCGAAAAGCTGCTGCCGCTCCGGCTGTCCCATGCGTGAGATGATAAAAGTGTACGGCGTAACCGGCGGCTGCGACTGCCACGCGTCCTCGAAACCGAGCGCGCTGTTGCTGTGCTGACCCATCCAACTGTTCAACGCCTGCGCCTTCGCGACCTTGTAATCGTTAAGCCCCCGCAACTCGCCAATGACGCTATGAATGCCCAACGGCGACATCTCCGGATTTGGCAACGTACTCTGAATAAATTGCACCTCCTGATACGCCGCTCGCGGCGAAATATCATGAGTAGCCTGTCGGGTAAGATTTCCGGCATCCTTGACGAATTGCTCACGCGAGGCGACCGAATCGTTGTAGGCTGGATTGATTATCCGCAGGTATGCTTTAGCATCACCGGCAAAATCGCTGAATTTACCAGACCAGAACTTGTCGGCGTTGGCATCCATGTTGGCAAGAATGGCGTCTTGATTACGAGCGCCCTGCGCGTCCGTGAGGATTCTCTCGCGCTCCGCTTTCGCCTCTTCGCCACGCCCTTTCAGTTCCTCTGTTGTAGCCGGACCTAATTTCAACAGCGCGGGCTGTCCCCCAGGCCCCAACACAGGTTGCGGAGACCCGCCCATCTGCTGCGGCAGTGGCGGCGTATAGTATTCCTGATGTTCCGCGCCAGTTGTCGGATCAGTGACGGTGCGAACCTGCGGCAACGCCGCGATCGGGACACCCCCCTTCATGACGTAGCCATGATTGGGGCCGCCAATCTCGATAGTTTCTGCCGTTCTGGCCTTCTGCTCCCCACCAGCTCGATCGATCAGTGCCGGATTCTTCGCCGACTCCGTCATCGCCGCTCCCGCCGCCGCGATACGGGGGTCCATTTGATCAACTTTAGTTCGCTGATCCATTATCGAATTTAGCATTTTTGTTTGGGAATCGATCAAATTCGGCAAGCCGCCAGTAGGCATTGTTGCGTAATGCGCATATTGCGCATCAAGATACGCTCGACGCTGATCGAGCGTTGTCACTAGCCGTTGCTGATCCGGCGTCAGTGCTACGCCCGAATATGTCTGCGTCGCCGCAGGCTGTCCCGCGACTGGTTGCGCACCAGGCGTAGCCGTAGACGAGGCCCCAGTTATCGGGGCCGGATTGTTGGCCCCCGCCAAAACCTGTGGAGCAATCGCACCGCCTCCCGGCGTTGGAACAGCCACCGTCTCGCCGCCAGCGCCGGCATCCTTACCGGCCGCCGCAATCCGATTGTTGATCGTGCTGACGGCACCCTCTTTCGACCATTTGTTCAACGCCGGATAGGCTAGAGCCTGCGCCTCTGCTACCGTCGCCTGCGCCCCCTTCAGACGTTGTTCGGGCAAAGCCTGCCGCTCGGATTCGAGGAACTTGATCCCCTCCAACGCCCCGGCGCCGATGTTCTGGAGCGCTGACGGCGAGCGTCCTGCCGCCATGCCGAACCCTGCCGCCGCCACAGCAAGCCACGGATTGACGCCGGCTCGCGTCAAGTTATCCCACCGCGAGGGTGTTTCCGTCGCTGCCGGCGTCACGGAATCGCGCGGATCGATCCCGCTTCCCATCAACGGAGGAGATGCATCGCTCGCAATCCCCGTATTGGCTTGCGCCAGTTGGGTGCGGCGACCGGTGACCCCGCCGCCGCCGGGCGCCGACGCAGCCCAAGGCGCATCGCCTTCCTGCGCATGGAGCGCGTTCGCCACCGCCGCATAGGCACCAGGTGCCCGCCAATCGGTAATCCCCAACTGTTTGGCGATCGGCGCCCATGTCGTCCGAGTAATCTGCGCCGGACCAAACGCAGTCGAAACACCGGCTGGCCCCATGTCGCCATCCCAGATCGGTGCTCCGGTTTCGTCTACCGGCGCGTTGCTGAGATCGGTATAACGGCCTGTTCTCGCCAGCGTTTCGGGCGACGTGTACCCGACGAATGGACGACCAGCACTTTCGCGCTTAACGATCCCGTTCAGCGACGGATCAATCCCTTGCAGCGTGGGTGCGATCCCGGCACGAACCGCCGTAGCAGCCGGCTCGGTCGTGTCCAACGAGTCGAGCGGGATCGGCTCGCCAACGACTTTGCCTTCAATACTGTTGACATCACCACCCTCATCGTACTGCGGCAGGACATACGGGCGCGCCGTCATCCCGACGATGCCGCCGGTTGACCAGTCGCCACCGCCGCCGTAATTCCCCGCGCTCGTAAGATCGGTCGGGCCACTGAGCGATTGCCCGCCAGCTCCCCGCATCCCCGTCAGCCAGCCATTCGCGCCAAATGCACCGCTCTGACTTCCAAGTTTCAATATCCCGCTCGGGCTGAGATCAAGCCCGGTCGAGGACGTGCTCGGCACTGCAGGCGGTTTCGGCGGTCCAAGACCGCGGATACCACTGCCCTGCGCACTCGGCACAATCGAAACGGACGTATCGGGCACGCCACCCATAATCGGGTCGGATTGGTAGGGGATAAACCCGCCGGGCGCGCGCCGTGGTATGCGACCGCCGCGATTTGCTGCAAGCAGGGCGGTGAGCCACCCGCCCGCACCAAACCCTCCAGTAGACCCGATCAACCCAGCCGCGCCGATCCCCGTACCAGCAATCTGGCTGAACGTGCTCGGTCCCGGCGAGGTCGTGCTCGACGACCCCCCCATCCCCGATCCGATCCCCTCCGCGACATTTGCGAGGAAGCCCGCGGTCTGGAACGGGTACGCCTGTCCCGCCTGATACTGGTAGTACGGCACGTTGAGCTGCGCCTGGTTCTGCGCCTGCGACAACTGCCCAAACTGCATCAGCTGGTTCAACGTCGCCTGATCGACGGCGAAATTCTGCGTCCCCAGCTGCCCGTACTGCCCCGCCGCCTGACTGTGTAGCCATGCCTGCGCCTCGGCGGCGCTCATCGCCTGCTGATAGCCCTGATTGTAAAGCCCGGCGATGACCGGAGCCTGCGCGGTCTGTTGCTGCCCCGCCGTTAGCGCTTGCGCGACAGCCGAACGATCACCGCCCCACGCGCCCTGCGTGACGGCATTGCCGACGATCCCTGCCTGCTGAATCGCGTTCTGGTTGTTGAACTGGTTTTGCGTCGCATCGACGACACTTTGTATGTACGGACTCATGTAGAGCCCGGTCTGGTTGTAAAGCGGTTGGTTCGCCTGCGCTAGCTGATCCTGGGCGGAATTCGCAAACGGTTGCCAGTTCCCCGAGTTTGTTCCCGCTTCAGTTAGCGCAAGGTCCTGGTAGGGGTTCCAATCCGCGACGACCTGCCCACCATAAGGCGTGTATGGCTGATTCGCTGCGCTCTGTGCGCGCTGGTAGGCATCCGTATAAGCCGCCATCACCGCTGCGGGCGGCTGCGAATTGTTCGTGACGGTGTTCGTGCCGCCGCCGCTACTGCCCTTACCCATTCAAGGCATCCCCTTGATAGAGGAACAGCGCACCGGCATAGGGAAGCTGCCGGCGGTAAAGCCTCACCTTCCCCTCGGTGCGCGTATGCGTCAGCACTCCCATGAGCAGTTTCATTCCCAACTGGTTAGCCCACCACTTCGCAAACTCTATCAAGTCCGACGCATGATGCACTTGGCCCCTACGGTAATCGGGATGAACAAAATTAAGTAATTCCTCGCAATGCCATTCCTTGCTATACCAGAACGGCGCCATGACAAGCCCAACCGCGCCGGCCAAGTTACCATTATTTCCATCAATTACTCCAATCACGGCACCTTTCTTGTTCGTAGCGTTCCGAATGGCCTCCCATACATTTGCCTCACACACCGGAGCCATCGCGTTTTCAGAAGCCGCCATCATAAACAGGTCATAGACGCGCTGCTCGTCCGGCGGCTGCGCGATCCGCACGGTTGTCGGGCAGCGTGGCGGCGTGCCGTTGATCATTTCTTCGGCCCCGGCAACCGCATCATCGTCCCCGCGATCTCCTTGCGCTTGGTCACAACCCAATGATCAAGGGCCGTGTGCCCACGCGTCAGGTCCCCGCCGCCGACCTCCCGCACCGCCTGCGGATGAATGATAAACTCTCCCCCCGCCGCGAGGATCGGGGTCGGCTCGCCGACATGCTCCTCATTCTTCCGTTGCCGGCCGCCGCGCTTCGCCGCCGGTGCCAGAAACGAACCGGTAAACCGCGGCGGCGGCTTCGGGATACCGACCCCGCCAGACCCCGCCTTCGGGAGCGCCGTCCCGTATGGCCCGACCGTGAACGCCTTTTGCAAAATCGCGGCACCCGCCAGCGAATTTCCCGCGCCGACACCCGAAACCACGTCAGCCGGCACGACAAAGCTGCCGACCGGCGGCTGCGCATGGATCAGATCGGTTCGACCCGGCACCGCCGAATGCAGAAACCCGGTTGTGCCATGCTCGTTGCCGATATGCGCCGCCAGTTTAGAGCTTTGCTCCCACGACAACTCGCCGCCGTCAGCCATCGCCGGGCCGCGCTGCGCCATCGTAGGCTGCCCCATCTGCTCACCCATCGGGCGCGGCAACGGCGCAATCCCCGGCGCCATCTGCGGGGGACCGAGTGCCGGAGGCGGCGCTACAGGCGTCTGCATCGGCATCATCCCCGGCTGCACAGGCGGCAGTGCGATCCTCCCCAGCATCGCCCCGCCCCCCGGCGCAACACCGCCCGTAGGGGCACCGGACGGCATGCCTTGTTGCGGCATCGGCGCCTGCCACGGCGCGATCCCCCCGAATGCCATCCTCGGGTGCCGATCGGCATTCGACAGCGACGCCGCAATAGCCTGAGCGCGAGGGTGTCCGCTGACGATCATCTCGCGAATGTTATTGCCTATTACGGAGGGCGCAATTCCCGCTTGTAGTGGCACTAATTACTCCCTACTGTAGCGGCATGGATATATGCGCCAACTGCGACACACCATTCGCGCGCGACGAGAACAACTGGCATTCGATGCATAAACCGGCTTGCAGCGGCATCAGCCGATCCTCACCGAATTAAGGTGCCCGAAAATCTCCATTTAACTCGCCTCGTAAGTACCATTGCACTGAAAGGTCATACCATTTGACAAGCCGTTTGTATTATCATACCGCAACAAAACACCATTGCCGCCGCTAAGAACCCACATCCACAAAAACCCGCCAACCGCGGTTTCACGACAGACAATAAGCTGAGAAATGTTCAGAGCACTAACGTCAGCAGTAACTGGCGGCGTAATAGCAACTTGGGCACAGGTACCAATCGTCGTAAGGACTGCTTGCGCCCGCACCCAAACCTGCTTTCCAAGCGTCTTATAGACACCCGATGCAAACGATGTTGTGAGGGTGCCGCTACCGCAACTGAGTGTCGGCGTGTAAGCACCCCATGCTGTGCCGGTATCTCCGGTGCCCCCATGCGCCACGGCTACCGTAGTCGCGTTCCAAGTCCCCGTAACGACCGTCCCGACCGTTGCGATGTCGCTCCCGATCAACTTGGATGCCGCGATCGAACCCGCCAGCATCGTATTCGTGATCGCGCCCGCCGCCACATCAACCGTGCCGGCAACTACCGAAAACGTGTTTGAGAACGTGATCGGCCCAGAAACCGTCGTCGCAGCAACCAGCACGAGCACAGCACTAAGCGCCCCCAGCCGAGCCGCAAAATCACCCCACCGGTGAAGCATAGCCCGTATCACCCTAATACATCCTATACCAAGTCGTGTTGGCGCTACGATAAAGCCAACTGGCTCCCCCGTTGGCCGTCAACATAAAGGCACCACCGTTGACCGAAGCGCCTCCAGGGGCATTGACCGTCAACGCGGTTATCGCCTGCGATGTCATCATCTCCACCGTATTACCATCCTGCGGCGAAGACGGCAGCGTTACCGTTAAAGCAGCGATAGCCGCCGCTGGATCAATGATAACCCGCTGATCGCCCTGCGCCATCGTCACCGTCGCCCCGGATATAGGGGCAGAATAAGTAAAAACCCCCGGCGCGAAAGCCGGCAACCCCTCCGTGTTCGTGACGAGCCGCCCGATCAACTGATCAAGGTTTTGCAGCGCAATCGCTACATCGTTGATGTCCACTCACTCTTTCCTCAACGTCGCCGCCATCTTCTCTGCGTGCTCTTTCTCAGGATCAAACGGTTCGGCCAGCAGCCGAGCCAGCAACGCCATGTACTGCCGAACCGTGTGATCCCGTTCCCAGACCTTGCCGGCGCGCACCCCGTCAAACTCCGCCCTTACCTCCGGCTCCAACCCGCGGCGGTTCACCGCAAACGCGTCTTCCAACCCCCGCTCGCCTCCAAACCTGGCAAGAAGATCGAGCATCACCGCCGCCCGTCAGGCTGCGCACGATAGCGAACATTCCCCAAGCGCACAAACGTCCCCAAATTGGCATTGCTCGTATCCCCAGAAAACAAGAACCTCACCCCCCGCCCACGGCCCCTCGGATGAATCACCGTCGTCGTATCCGTCAACGTGTACGGCCCATGAACCCGCGGCGTCGAATTCGGATAATCGTAAAACTCCAAACTCACCTTCGCTGTCGGCGCCGTCCCCTGCGTCTCCAAATCCCAGATCAGGTCCCGTACAAAAACCGCCTCATCACCCTCCGAGATCATCACCATCCCCGAAGTCAAACTCCACGGCGCCGCCACCCCGTCCGCGTCGTACCCAACGTCGTGCTGGTCAACCGTCCCGTCCTCGTGCCCCCCCAGCGGCGCCCCAAACTGATTCTGATCCAGCCACGCCGTATGATGATGATAACTCGATGCCGTCCACGCCCCCGTCTGAATCTGCAACCGCACAAAAATAAACGATCCATCCACCTGCGGCACCGACCACCCCACCTCGCCGTAAAAACTATCGGTCTCGCAGGCCACACCCACCGCCGCATCCACATCCAGGTTCGGAAACACACTGTCCCAAACCGGACATTCCAACATCTGTACCGAACCACTGCTCAACGTAAAAAACTGGTTCCGACTCATCCAGAACACCGAACCACCAACCACACCGACCGAGTGTGGCCCCAGCGCCCCGCAGTTCAACCCTACCGGCTGGAACCCCCATACCAGCGGAAATTGAATGTACTGCATCGAGTAAAGCGCCAAATCGGTCCACAGCAGGTTCATCCCCGGCACAACTAACCCCGCCGTAATCAACGACCCAATCGATAACCGAAAACTCCCCGCCTGATTGCTGACCGTGGGCGTGAAACTGGTATAATCTCCAACATCCGACCACCGCACCAGCATCGGATCAGATGTCGTCGGGCCTCCCCCAAGCGGCTGCGCTCCGCAACAAATCAACATCTGCTGTTGGACGGCAATAAAAATAAACGAACTGACCTGCGGCGCCGTCGCTACATTCGTGGCCGCCGTAATCGTCGGCGGCGTCCACACATAAACAGGACCACCCGTATAACAAACAAGAATAATTCCGCCCCAATTATCCATCGTCACCAGCGAGGACGCTATCCCCGGAAACGGCGTCGGCGAAATATCGCTTTCTGTCACGCTATTCCACACCACCAGCTTATCCGTACCCCCCACCGCCAACCAATTCAATGGCCCCGCCACCGTCGATGTCCACGCCTTCAACGCGCGAATTATCCCTATCGTCGGGTCCTTAATCTTATCTACAAACCCCCCATCCTTCTGCGGCAGACCTTGAAAAAACCGCACGTTGCTCGCCGCCGACCAGCCAAGCTCGTTCAACGTCGGCGACTGTACCGTGTTGATACCCGCTTTCAGCTTGAGGGATACAAGGGGCATCCGCTAACCACCCCTCGCGATGTCGCGAGTGATCGTCGCAACGTCGTCATCGGCGACGAATCCTAGTTCATCGAGGCACTGTTGCCAATAGGTGCGACATTGCAGGCAGTCGCCGCAATAGGTGTGCGATGTCGCCGGCTTCTCGACAATAAAATGAGGCTGGTAACGCAGTGCCTCCGCCTCGTCTGCGGTCAAATGTCCGACGATCTTTCCGTCGCAGATTACAGCCCTCGGACCTATTTTCATTAGGCAGTGGTGCTCATAGCTATTGGGTTCGGCTGTCTTGAACCCCACGAACTTGCCTCGACCTTACGTCGAAGCTCCTGGATGTTCTCGGCCGCAACCAGCTTCTCATACTCCTGCGTCCAGTTCCGCGCCTGCGCCGGATCGTCGGCCATCCCCGAAAACTGCCGCTCCCAGGCGCTCACGTCGATCATCTCCGCCGCCAGCAAAATGTCCGGCACGTTCACCGACAGCCACGTCTCAGTTACTGTCACGCTCAAACTCGCCGGATCTTTCGGCCCGTACAGCCAAACTTCCAACCCCACCACCGGATTCGGCGCCGGCCCCAGCGCAATCTGAGCCGCCGTGAACGGCGCCCAATACCGCGGCACACTCGGCGCCCCAACCCCATGATCATCCGGGTACACCACGCACAGCGCCTCAAACGACATAGGCAGCAGCGGCGCCCGCTTGTACTGCGTCCCGTTCACCGTCTCGATCAATCCACACGCCACAATCAGGTTGAACGACCCGTCCCCAGTCGGCAGCGTCAGCAACCTGTTGTTGATCGTCGGAACCTGCGTGTCGTAAACCCGCGTAGACAGCAAATCCAGATCACGTAGAATCCGCTGCTCCGCCGAGTTGATCCAGATCGGCAACATCTCCAGAAAATCCGGGTCCGTCACATAGCCGGAATCCCCCGCATAACCAGCGAGATAGGTCATGTTCTGCGTGTAATTCACGCCGACCCCTCGGCCACCCAGGTTACTACCGTGAGCATGGCACGCTCGGCATATAAAGCAGTCCCGCGAGATCAGCCAAGCCAATGCTGGCGAGGCCATTTACAGCCGAAACACGGCGAACAACAACCGCTTTTGGCAAACCCTTGCACTCGCCAGACACAAACACCGGCAGGCTTGCCAGCACCTCGGGGGGAAAATGTTTTTGCGCCAACGCCAGACCACGCGCCGTCCAAACCCCCACGGAACGATCCCGCCCCATCACAGCACCAACGCCGCGCTTGCGTACTCTGCCCATCACCCAATCCCCCGCGCCCGTAGCGCCGGGTCATCCTCCCGGTACACCCGACCCCCAGCCAGCAACCACGCCTCCACCGTCTCGCACCCCTGCGGCCGACCCTCGACCGGCTGTCGATGCGCCAAATCACCCGCAGCGATCCCATGCTCGCGGAGAAAGGTCAGGCTATGCGACATGCTGCAAAACTTGCCGCTGATTATGCTGTGCCTCCGCCTCGTCAGCACCTTCCCACACTGCAGGCACCGCTGACGGCGATCAATGAACACCTCAGATAACCCTTTCAATTCGCCCAGTCACTAGACTGATGCCGTCATCTACCCCACGCTCATAATAACGCTCGCATCGATCCACAATCGCGGCCTCTAATTCAGAGATAAGATCATC